TCTATTTCTAAGTCAGAAATATCTATATTATTAATTATAAAAGTTGTACCCATGCCTGAGACACCCATGGTTGAAGTACTATTACCTGATCCTGTAATCTGTGCACACCTATCTGATCCTAACTCACCACAAGTATTGCCAGTTGGCATTGAAGCAGGACCTTGTCCACCCCAATCTGTTCGCATGTCTCCATCGTCTTGAGTGCCTACATAACCTAAAGAACTATCTAATATGTTACCTGAGTCTTCGTTGATAACAGTTTGTGTTGTGGTTGTAGTTGTAGTAGTTGTGGTAGTTACTATCTCTGTTCCTAAATCTTCTTCGGTAACCTCAACCTGTACATCTTCTGTGATTGTAACGCCAGGTTCACATAAGCCTTCATAATTAGGAAGGCATACATCAGCTTTAGAATAAGAGTAACAAAGAAAGAGCCATAAGGCCAAAATTCTTAATAGCATCCATATCTCCCTGTGGTTCTTCTTCTACTTTTACTTGTTGAACATAACTAGCTTTATATCTACTACCCTCAGGAATCTCATGAGGGTTGTTTGCCCAGTATTGTTCGGCCTCAGTTCCAATTAACCCTCTTACAGGGCACGGAGTCCCTGCGTCTGTCATGCTGTCCCAGACACGAGGATCTTGACACAAGATAGCCACTGCCGACACTTTCATGCCGTAAGCGAATTGAGAGCGAGATAATTTTAGAAGCTGACACAGCTCATCGTCTATTAAAACGCCTGTGGCAATACCTAATACATTATTTTGAACGGCTCCGCCAATGCCGACTTTACAAATATCACTGTTAGAATTAGGCAGAACTGGCGCATTCGCAGTAGGTGGCGTGTTGTTTACTACCGTGCTAGACACGGTGTTTGTTTCACTCCAGGCCTTACCTGCGAATAACAAAAATATTATTAGAATGTATTTCATCTATCTGCATATACATTCGCCATTACAATGTTCACAACAAGTACACATGATATCCTCCTAACTTAAACTAGCCATTATATCCGACATGCGTTTTGCACGATTCGGGGTCTGTTTAGCCCAACGAGAATCGAGCATTTCAGCCGCCGCTGTTTTATAATCTGGCGGTGTCTTTTCTTTTAAAGCTGCCCACATGTTACGAAACTTACTGACGCCTGTTTTTCCAAGCTGAAAAACCATCTCAACCAATAATTCTTTACAGTGATCGTGTACAGTGTACTCACCGAGCAACTCTTCAGCACCTGATATAGCATTTTCTAAATCTTTTTCTAATATCTCCATCAAAAATGACTCTTCATATTCTTTGTCATCCTCCCAAAAATCTTCAACGCAGAGGTGCCCGACCCCCACAGTTCTCTTTCCCAGTGTGTCGAGGTAAACCTTGTTGCGGTAACCTTCATTATGACGTACAGACGCCAAAAGTCTCTCCATATCCATTTCTAATACTCCTTATAATTCTTAATTAAAAACTCTTCCATCCAAGTCATCTTATCATCAATGGCTACAATTTGTGTTTTAATAACAGCTATGTCTTGTTGCATTTGTGCTACAGCATCTGCTTTTTTTTCTATGGCATTAAGTCTTTCCGACCACATACCCCATGTAACACCGAAGCTCAATACTATACCTGCCAACCAAATGGCATCTTTACTATTAAAACTAAACATTGTATTCCCACTCTCCTTCATCAGAAGGATCTTTAAACATTAGACTGTCGGCATCCATCATATCATTCATGCCACCTTTTTTCAAACCAATAATACCACCGTCTGCTACTCTATATCTATCAGGTTCTGGAGGAAATCTTGCATTTTTTAATACAGGATTTATTTGTTCAAAATCTTCTGGCTTACCCTCTTGCATTTCATATATAGGTTCTTCTAATTTAAATCCTCCTCTTCCACGTGGTTCTTTAAACATATTGATTTCTTGTCTCATATTCTCTGCTTCAGCTATCCTAGCAGCCTCTCTAGTGACTAAGTCTTTGAAAGGATCTGTAAGTTGATTATAGCTTGTATTAGGTGGTATAATACCCGCAGCTACGAAGTTATTTAAAGCTTCTTCTAAATATTGATTTGCAGATCCTGTAGATATATCTGATTTTCTCAACGCCTCCATCAACAATGATATACCAGAATCTTTTAGTCTAGGTAATAATTTTAAATCTTCACGTAATGGTGGTCCTATATCAGGATTACTAGCCATAAAAATATCTCTTGCTGACTGATCTTTAAGTCTGCTCATGATACCTTCTTGTGCTCTTTCAGATATTGCCTTTGCTTTATCATCAATATCAGACATGATCATTTGTGCTCCTTTTTTTTCACTCTCAGTAGGTGCATCTAATTCTTGTATTTCTTTTCTGGCATCAAATAATTCATCTAATTCTTTTTTTACTTTTTCACTAGCCACACCTCCTGGTGCATTAGGTAACGCTCCACCTTGTTGTAGTTTAATAATACCACCGTCTTTAACTGTTACAAATTTTAAGTAATCATCATAACTACCTGATCTATACCTACCGATACTTGGATCAAAAAAAGTAAAAAAGTTTTGTTGTTGTTGTGGAGTAAATGTTTCTGATCCGGGATTCGTGGTGCTTGTGCCTTCGTCATCCTCATTTGGCTGTGTACCTGATATTGGATCAGGGTCACCCTTTCCTTGTCTATTAGCCATAGCTTGTCTATTAGCCTCTGCTCTGAACTCATTTAATTCATAATCTTGCATCAAAGGAGTTGACATCATTTGATTATAAAGATTACGATCATTAGCTACAGCTGCAGCAAAATTATCTAATTCTTCGCCTTTAAGACCTTTCTCTTTACCAAAATATGTAGCTCTCTGAGCAGCACTACTACCAAAAATTCCTGCAAGTAAGTTTACGGCTGGATTGAATTGAGTGGCTAGGTTTGCACCTTGTTCAAAAATATTTTGTGGATCTTCAAAAGGCAAAAATATATTGCTTTTTTTCATGCCTGGTTCAAAAACATCCTGTGCAGTTTTAAATACTTTTCCACTAGGTGTTCCAAAATCTCTCAAAATACCCTCTTGTTGTAGATTTCCTACAATGTCCTCTAAAACATTAGTGCCTGTTCTCATATTTATTCCTAAGCCCCTATCTATACCTGATCTTAATTTAACAATATCAGAAGGATCAAGATTATACTTTGCCATAAATTCTTTTGTTTTTGTGCCTCCAGTAAATAAACCAGCTTTGTATGCATCTTTTAAATCTTCAAGAAAGTCAGTAGTTTGTGCTCCTTTTACCTCTTGCTGTTGTCTATTTTCATTTTGGTTTTCTTTTTTACTTTCAAATTCTTTACGTTTTTTTTTAAAATCTTTATCTTCACGCATTTCTTTCATTATTTTACCAATATCTTTTTGTCGATCTTCTCTTGATTTTTCAGGAGTACTACGGACTCTTTGATTTGCAGTGCTTACATTTTTACCCTTATCGGTAAATCGAAATCCACCAGCAGGTGTTCCACCAACATATAATTTTTGAATTTTTGTCATTATGGTCTCCTCCTTCCTGCAAAATACATTATGCCTTGTTTATTTATACTACCACCTCGTTTTGCTGTTGCAATGGCTTCATATAAATTACCACCAGCTAAAGCAGCACGTTTAGCGTTAGACATGTTACCACCTATAGGTCTAAAAGGACTAGATATTGTATTAGCTGCAAACTTAGGTTTATCCTTCGTAATAAATTCATTTGACATATTGTTAGATAATTTATTTTCTTTTTTAAATTCCATTAATTCAATCTCAGCAGGTCCTGCTTCAGGTGCGTTCTCTCTTATAAAGTTAGGTTCAAATGTTTTAAGTTCTTTTGGTGCGCCAGGTGCAGGAGATACATCCTCATTTGTAACACTAGGTTGAAAATCTCTCATTAACATAAAGTTCAGCACTTCGTCAAAGTCATCTATGTCTAATCCCTCAGGCACATCATTTTCTCCTGGGTATATTGCTCTAAATAATCTTACATAGTTAGATCTCCTAATTTTATCACTTAAAGTATCATCAGCCATGTTAACAAGATTTGCTAATTTTTTTGGATCAGATAAAATTTTTGCCTGATGTCTAGCCAAAAAAGCCATAGTCAAACCTGCAAGTGGTCCACCTGCAAAGTTTGTAGCTATGAATGCACCTAAAATAGCTCCTCTACCACCTAATACTGCTCTACGTGCAACAAACTGTGCAGTCTCAGCTATTTTGGTATCATATCCTATTTGTGCAATGTCTAGTATTTTGTTTAAATTTTCTAACGCTGCTTTAGCACCGTCTTGACCATACGCTCTTCCTGTGTCTGGATTAATCATTTTACTATAAAGCTCTAGCATAAACTGCTTACCGTCTTGAGTTTCTAGTTTTAAACTATTTCTAAATTTTGTAGGATTGAATATGTTAATCATTCTAATATCTGGATTAGAAGTAACAATATTAGTTTTGAAAGCTTCTTGACTTACACCTGCTTTACTCAAAAATTCTTTTTGTTGAAATGCTAAATTCTCAATACTACCAGTTTTAATATTGTAAGGTATTGAATCAGCTGATTGTTCAAACAATTGATTCATATAAACTCTAGCAGCTCTATTTAGCGGATCTGCGTTTGGATCTGCGTTTCTTGTAACTATTTTGCTTAAGTCTTCTAAAGCTCTTGCACTAGGTCTTGTAAAAAAAGTATCAAACAATTGTTGTGCTAATTGATCATCATAGATCCATCCTTGATTCTCTACCGCACCTTGAATAAACATAGCTCTATCAACCTGTGAAAATTGTTGTGCTACAGGTGACTTATACAAAGTAGCCATAGGTGCAAAATTTTCGTTTGCAATAATTAGAGATTGTTTTACAAGCTCCATTTGTTTTACAAGAGCTGGATCTGGTACACCTCCTTGACCAACAGGTAGTCTCCAGTGTTGAATATCATTCAATCCCTCTTCTAAAGCTTTTTTAAACGGAAAAGCATGAGATGCTGCTGTGTCATTTTCTTTTACACCATATTTACTAGCGTACTCTCCCCATTTTTGATTGAATGTTTTTTGTAAATTTCTAAATTGAAAAGCATTTATGTATTCTGGTAAACCCTCAAAACTCATTAAAAATTGTTCGAAATCTGGTGCTTGTTGTAATCCTCCTATCACTTGACCATCTCCTACAGGTACAACTCCACGTCTTGTAAGATCTGCGTAACTTTTTGCAGTTTCTTTTAATCTTGCTGTAGGAATATAACCGTTACCAATACCAACTGCATCATCGAGTGCTGCAGCTTTAACATAAAAATCATTATAAAACTGATCATTCATGTATGCCCACTTGGCAAATTTTCTTTTAGCTTCATCTGTTAAAAAACCACCTGCATGCATGACTGATGTTAATGGGGCTAATTCATTTAGATTAGCCATTAACTGTTCGTCTGCCCAGTAGGCTGTTTTTGCTTTTGAAGCTCTTAAAGGTTGTCCTATAAATGGAAATACACCAACAACTCTACCGTACCACTTAGCCCAAGCTTGTGACGTTACATTTTGAATACCAAAAGGTGCTTTCATATCTAAAGCCATTTTTGCCAATTGTTCAGCATTTGAACCCTCTTTTACTCCATACCACCATCGTGCCCAATTTTTAATTTTTTTAAATGCTGGTTCTAAACCTGCAGCTCCACCCGTAAATACAAAAGCGTTTTTAGCGTTATTTAAATTTTGCACTTTTGGATCTGTTGATAGTGATGGATCAGGTAAATCTTTAAGTTCTCTTATCGCAGCGTTCAAACCGTCATAGGCTATTGATGCTCCGTATGCACCAGCACTAGCTGACCCTGCAACAGCTCCTACTTGACCTGGATATTTAGATGGGTTTAAAAATGCGTTAGCTAAACCTTTTTTGTTGTAAAAATAATAAGGTAAATTACCGAACAACTCACCCATCAATGCAAAGTTTTCTTTTGTCAAATCTGGCATCATTTTTATGGCAGAAACTTTGACTCCTTGTATTGAATCAATACCTAATTTTTTTAGTGCGTCAAATCCTTCATTACCTTTGTAAATATCTATACCAGTGCCTATAATACCTTTACCACTTTCAGTGCCACCGCCTGTTAATAATGTTAACAAGTTTCTATCATCTTCATCTACACTTGCTTTCCATTGATCTGACAAATATAATACGGGGTTATCTATTAATTGTTTTTCTTTTGCTGCGTTTTTCTTTAATCTTTGCAGTTCTGTATATGTAGCTAATTGTTCTCCTGTTAACAAAGCTGTTGGTGTTTGTGTTTCAATTTTATTTTCTTTTCTAAGTAAATTTATAAATTGTTCAAAACCATATCTCTCTTCATCAAGTTGTTTTGCACCCTCAACCGTGTCTGCTTTTGCACTATTTAGGTACATAGTTTTATCAGGCACCATTAATTTTATGTCAACTTCACCAAATCTGTTAATTAACATTTCATCAGTAAGACCATATTTACCTAGGTAGTCTTCTTTGCCACCATTCCATTCATTGTAACTCCAAAGTTCCATTATTTAAAACTCATGCCTTTCGCAAGTGCTTTACCTGATTCTACTACAATATCTCTTACATTACCGACCACTTTTCTAAGTTCTGGTGGAGTGTGATGAACCACATCTTCATAAGCATTAGTAGCAGCGTTAAATACTCTTTCTACCATACCAGGCCTATTTTTTTTCCTGTAACCCATTTCTGTCAGTTCGTAACTATCATCATCTATCGGGCCATATATTTCATCATATGGATCTACTAGTACAAACTCTTCCATGCCACCAAACATAGTTTGTTTTTTGTACGGTAAATGATCTTTTAAATTTACGTTATTACCTAGTGTGTAAGTAGGTCTACCTTCCTTATCATATGTAACAGTTGGTAAATTCCCATCTATAATGCTTTTTCTTAACAGTTCTCTCTCTTCTTTATCTGTAGGCATAGCATTTTCTATTTTTAAAACCTCTTTGCCTAGCTCATATACAATACCTGCAAGACTAGTAGTTTTTAAAAATTTACCGATTGTGGGTTTTTTAATATTATCAACCATTATAAATCATCCGCCTCTTTCCATTTAATACCTATTTCACCATCTTCTTTTAAGTAAGGTAATATTTCTTGATTTGATGAAGTATTGGCATTGTATGGCACATAAGAGCTTGGAAACTCTCCACCTACCAATTCGAATTGTTGATTTAGATTATTTCTATAATTTAACAATTCATCTCTTATCTCAGTCAAGCCAGCTGTAACCTGATCTGCGTTTGTAAATCCTGTAATTTGTAATGTTTCTCTAGCATTTCTAACGTCATCTAAGTTTAATCGACCACTAGTTTTACGAGCACGTGCTACGGCATAAGCTATAGCGTTAACTAAAACTTTATTTTGTGCAAAAGCAGGGTCAAAATTATCTCCAAATACGTCTTTACCATTAGCTGTTGAGTAATTAGCATCAAGCATTCTTTGAAACTCAACGTATTGATCTGTGCCCTCGTAAGTATTTTTTATATCTTGTGCTATCGCTCTAAATATTGTGTCTTGATCCTCAGCGCTGATCAAGTCCACAATCATACCTTTACCAATTTGTATTGCATTTTTAACAGAACCAACGATACCAGCTCTTGTAGGATCTTCAGCTAAGTTAAATAATACTTTGTCAATAGCTTTTAAGCTTGTCTCTGTGCCTTGTATTTTTCCAAATATTTCTAATTTTTGTTTAGGTTTAAATATTGCTTCTTCAGATACTTCAACATCTGTCATAGGGACAAGATCTGTTATTCGACCAGCAGGGCTCCATACAGGATTACCATTAGTTTGTAAAAGTATGTCACCGTTGGAATTTCTAGTTCTGACTCTGAATTCACCGTTTGTTAATTCTTGTACTTGATCTTGTATTAGTTCACCAGAGTCTGGGTCTGTATATTGTGCAAAAAAAGTTCTTTTTACTGTTACAGGGTCTGGTGTTGGTATGTACCTATTTGTATCAAAAGGCATGTTTTTAGGCATATATACTTGTTTTTTTAATACATTGTCGTAGACCTCTAAATACTCAAAATTAGTTCTAGGAAAGTGTATTCTAGGATCTAATTCAGATTCACGTATGTATTGTATTTGTCCTGTTAAAATATTTGTTACCTCTTTAAAAGGATCTGTAGTATTATTTCTTTCTTTTTTATACCTCTGCGGATTTTTTTTATTAGCCTCAGCAAATTCTGCTCTTGATGTAAAGAAAACATTATCACCTAATACTGAATCATAAACATACATAGGTTCATCATAATCTTGTTCTGAAGCGTATATTCTTTCTCCTATTGGTTTGTTTGCATCTTCTAAGTAATCTGCAACAGTCACTTTTGTTAGATTACCTGTCCTTGTATCGATTAAGTCAATTAGTTGTGTAGTTGCGTCTAATTTTTTTTGATGATTTGCTTTTGCTATTTCTTGAAAAAATCCTAAGTTATTAAATATTGCTTGAGTTTTTAAGTTAGCTTGATTAACACGATTTTGTTGTTCTTGTGTTAACACATATTGTGCTATTTGTTTTCTTTGCTCTTGCTCTGCTAATGTTAAAGCAGCTTCTTCTTTTCTAGTTGCTCGTCTAGCTGCAGTAAATTCAGGTAATGTCGCTTGTGCAGCTTCAGCTAATATAGTTAAATTATTACCTCTGCCTGAAGCTAATCTTGTTCCAAAATTTATTAAAGCAGTACCAATATCTTCTTTCTTTTGCTGTTCTATTAATTCTTTTTGTGAGCTTAAATCTGTTGCGAATAAAGCGGCACCCTCTTGTTGCAAAGTTGCTCTATCTTTTGTGGGATATAAAGTTTCTCCCATCATATCTATAAATGGTTGAAAGTCTGCCATACCTTGTACTATGCCTGTTAATTGATTTGCTTCTTTTATATTACCAGTTTCGTGATCAATTAAGGGACTGCCACCATGCTTAAGCCTGGCAACTTTCTTAAACATTTTTCTGTCAAGTACACTCATTTAGGTAAACTGTTTATATGCTCCTAATCCAGCTAATCCTAATCCAGCTATCTGCATTAAAGGACTAGTTGAAGGTTGCTGTTGAACAGACATCTGAGAAGCTGGTGTGCCTGTCAATATACCAGACGCAAATGAAAGTCTTTGGAAAGGTTCTTGAGCAGCTAATTGTGCTGTTGCCCTTTGTGCGTCTAAAACATTTTGTGTCTGTTGTTGCCTTAAAGCACCTGCTTGTTGTAGTTGTGATATGTCTTGTAACTGTAAACCTTGTAACAATTGACCTAATCCTGCTTGTTGTCCGCCAAGCGCAGCTAATTGTTGACCTATATTGAATTGTCTACCTTGTTGTGCTTCAAACGATTGTTGTGCAGTCTGTTGTGCTTGTTGAAAGTTTCTTGATAAATCTTCGAATATACGTCTTGATTTAATATCTTGTAAATTTCTAGCCATTTCTGCGCTTTGTATACCAGCACGTTCTGTGCCAAACGCACCTGCTGAAACAGCCTGTGCATCTAAACCTTGTTGTTGCAATTGTGCTTGTCTATCTAACTCTGCTAATGCCTGTCTAGTTACTGTTTGTTGATAAGGATCCATGTAGGCTTGTACACCTTCAGCTGTGGGTGCAAACATTCTACCTGCACCTCTAGTTGCGGCTATGCCTTCACCTATAGTAGCACCTGCTTGTTCTAAAAAAGGTTGAAACTGTCCTATGCCCTGTTGTGACATGGCTAAGGCTTGTTCTTGTTCTGGAGTTAATCCTGCTACTTGAAATCCTGCAATAGGTTGTGGCACTCCTGCTCTACCAAATTTTCTGACCTGAAAGTCTGCTTCTGACTCACCTGGTTGTCTTACAGCATTAGGGTCTCCAAATGTAGTTGCTAATAACTGTTTACCTCTTTCTTCTATATAAGGCGCTAGTCTACTATACGTAATTATCTCTTCAGCCATTATGCTATACCTACCCCTCTAGATGACTCTGGATCTAATTTATTCATTAAGTTATACATGGCTCGTGGTCCACCAGCATTTTCTACTGCTTTTGCAGTCATTACAAACTCTCCATCACTCAACATTGCAGGAACTAAATCATCTTTAGGTCCGCCTGGTCCTGATATTTGACCTTGTCTTCTTGGAAACTCACCACCCATTGCATACTTATCCATATATTCTAAGTCCATAATACCACCATCAGCTACATTTATAGGATCATTTATGTTAGGCGTACGATTACCAAACATACCAAAATATGTGTTTTCAGGATATATATTGTAAAATCCAGGGAATCTATCTTTTGGATCTCCTAAATCCTCTTCTTGTCCCAAAGTGTATAGAGCTGGTGCAGCTAATGCCGCAGTATTTAAATATGCACCTAGTCCAGCTTTTTTAGGATCCGCGGCTTTCACTATGTCCATAGACACTAAATCATCGTAAGTAACGGATGTAGGATCAATTCCTTGTGCTTCTAAAATATTTTTTTGACCCTCTGTTAAAACTTTTTCTCCAGCGGCTTCTTGTACAAAACCTAAATTTTCACCAACACGTTGAAAGGCTGTTCCTATTCCTCCTTCATCTCCTTTACTAAATAAGTCACGAAGAGCATAATCTTTACCAGCTCTAGTGCCGAAAGCTGTGCCTGCACCATAACCACCAAGACCACCAGCTATTGCTGCACCTGCGTCTTGACCAGCTAATAATGGTACACCTGCGCCTATTATGGCAGAAGCCATGGGCCCTGCACCAAATATACCAGCAATTGTACCAGCGTAAGGTGCAATATCTTTCAATGCTTTTTTAGCACCTTTAAAAATTCTTTTTAAAAAAAACTCAGGTTGTCCTGTTACAGGATTTATAGAATTTAATTCATTACCTACAATATATCTCTCAGGGTTTATACCCATGTCTAGCATCTGATTAAACAACATAGCTTTTAGTCTAGGATTAGAGTCTAAGACTTCCATAGGCACAACTGTTTCGCCTTCAGCGACATGTGCAATATATGCGTCTTCGTATCTACCTAAATCTGCAAGTTTAGAAACCTCAGCTTGAAATGATCCCAAACCACCAGTTTCGTATTGTTGCATGCTACTATTCATGTTCTAA